ATCGAAGGCTTCAAGGCGCTCGACGTGGCCTTGGGCGAGCTTCCAAAGACGATCGCGCGCAACGTGCTCAAGCGCACGCTGGTGAAAGCCGGTGAGCCGATCGCTGAAGACGCGCGGCGTATGGTTCCGGTGGAATCGGGCGACCTGCGCGACAGCATTTCAGTCTCGCCGACGGTGAAGAACAAGGCAGGGTCAGCCGAATTCGCGGCGGCCATGCGGGCGGGCCTCGGGAAGGATGCTGCGGTCTCTGCCATGCGCGATGCCCGGCGTGCCGCGGGGCCGCAATACTTTGCCGAGATGTTCGTCGGACCGTCCACCCCGCTTGGGTTCCACGCCCACTTTGTCGAATTTGGAACGGCCAACATGCCCGCGCACCCGTTCATGCGACCAGCATGGGACGCGGGAAAATCCGGCGCGCTGTCGACCATCCGCAGCGAGCTTGGGAACCAGATCATTGCTGCTGCGCGGCGCATCGCCCGCAGCAAGCGCTACGGCGCAGACGTGAAATATCAGGCCTCAATGGCCGCATTGATGGCGCACGAGGCAGGCTGACCGCATGGAAGAGAACCTTACAAGCCTGCTCCTGGCGGATGCGGGCCTTTCGGCATTGGTTGCAGACCGCATCAGCTGGGTGATCGCGCCCCAAGGCATCGCCCGGCCCAACGTGACCTTGAACCATGTAAGCGGCGTTCCCGGCTACACGCTGGGCGGCCCGTCTGGCGTGGTCGAAAGCCGCGTGCAGGCCGACTGCTGGGCGCTCACCTATGCCGGGGCTCGCGCGGTGAGCCGGGCCCTCAAGGCCAAGCTTTCGGGGTTCATGGGCGTGCAGGGGGCAACCCTCTTTCACGCCTGCCTGATCGATAACGAGCGGGATGGTTTCGACACGGCCGCCTCGCCCGACAAGTTGTTCCGCGTGTCCCTTGACTTCATCATCCACCACAAGGAAGCCTGACCATGACTGCAGCTATTACTGGCCTCGGGACAACGTTCCAGATTGCCGACCTCGCCACGCCAACCGTTTTCACGACGATTGCCGAGGTGATGGATTTGACCGTGCCCGATTCCCAAGTCGAGCAGATCGATGTCACCAACTTTCAGTCGACCAACAACCGGCGCGAATTCATCTCCGGCTTGGTCGACGGCGGGCAGGTCGATTTCACGCTGAACTGGGTTCCGTCATCGGCAACCGACGTGGCGCTCCGCAATGCCCGCGGCGTCACAAAGGTCGTGAAACTCACGTTCCCCAACGGTGCGACGATCACCTTCAACGCCAATCTGCAGAGCTACAAGCCCACGGCGCCGACCGACAAGCAGATGACCGCTGACGTGTCTTTCAAGGTGTCTGGCGATGTGACCTATGGCGGTGCTGCGGCGCCGGCCAACTCGGTGCTGCCTGCGATCTCCGGCCTGGCTCAGAACGGAAATCTCCTCACCGCGCAGGAAGGAACGTGGGCGGGTGCCCCGACGTTCACCTACCAGTGGAAAAAGAGCGGCACCAACATCGCCGGCGCGGTCAACAAGACCTACACGCCAGTCTCCGGCGATATCGGCGCGCCGCTGACGGTGGCCGTCACCGGCACGAACCTCACCGGTGCGGCCACGGCCACCAGCGCTGCAACGCCGAACGTGATCGCCTAAGCGCATGGCGAACAAACACCGCGGTGAGGTGGAGCTTGCGGGTCGCACGCTCCGCTTCACCATCAACTCCCTCTGCGCGCTCGAGGACGTCACCGGGCAGGGCATTGTCGACCTCGTTGCAGGTTTTTCGGTCAAGGCCCCGCGGCTCACGCTCGTGCGTTCCATGCTGTGGGCCGGGCTGATCGACAGGCATCCTGAGATCACGCCCATGGACGCGGGCGACATCATCGAGGACGTGGGCCTGCCGGCCGTCACCGCGGCGGTGCGCGAAGCCTTCGCAGCCTCGTTTCCTGCGCCGGAGGCAAAGACAAGCGCCCCCCCTCGGTAACAGAAGCGGGGTGGGATTGGCCCGTGCATCACTCCACATGGATTGAGGCCGAAGGCGATCCCGAGCGCTTCTGGACCATCACACCGCGCGAAGCCGTCCGCGAGTTGAAATCACTCGCCACGCTTCAGCGCCGGAAACACGAGCAGCACCGCTGGCTCGCCTGGCACATTGGGGCGCTCGGGCGGGTCAATGACTATCCGGACTTTGACGAATTCGTGCAGCCGTCAGGGCCGCGGGTTCAGAAAAAGCGCAGTTGGGAAGAGATGCACGCGGACGCGCTGGCGTGGGCGATGCGAGGGAAACCGCAATGAGCAATGCAATGATCGGCAGCCTGCGGGTCGCCCTCGGCCTCGACACGGCGCAGTTTGCGTCGGGTGCCACGAAGGCGAAGGGGATCGCCTCGTCGCTGTCGAGCAGCATGAAGGGTCTGTTCGCAGGCATGGTGGCTGGCCTGTCGCTCGCTGGCATCACCGCCGCCCTGAAGTCCAGCGTCGATCACATGGACGAGCTGGGCAAGGTTGCTCAGAAGATCGGCATCCCGGTCGATGAGCTGTCGAAGCTTCAATATGCGGCGGAACTCTCCGACATCAGTATCGGTGATCTTCAGGGCAGCGTCAGCAAGCTTTCAAAGCAGCTTGCTGACATTCAGGGTGGTGCAAATAACGACGCCGCCTATGCGCTGGAAACCCTCGGCATCAAGGCGGTGGATGCTTCCGGCAAGCTCCGCCCGACCGGGGATATTATCAAGGACGTTGCGGCGAAATTCGCCGGGTTCAAGGACGGGGCCAGCAAGACAGCACTGGCGATGGCCCTGTTCGGAAAATCGGGCGCCGACATGATCCCGCTGCTGAACGGTGGCGCAGATGCGATCAAGGCTGCTGGTGATGAACTACAACGCTTCGGCGGCGTGGTGACCCCCGAAGCGGCGGCCAATGCCGAAACATTCAACGACAACATGACGAAGTTGAAACGCGCAACTGAATCTGTCGCGCAAAAGTTTGTTGAAGGTCTCACGCCAGCGCTTATCGATGTTACGAATATGATGATCGATAGCATTCACGGGTCAGACGTCTTTCGCGCGGCCGGAAAAGCCATGGGCGAAGTCGTCAAGGCACTGGCTGCTGCCTTTGTGGTTCTGGGTGCGCAAATCCGCGCGACCTATGACGTCCTCGCGGCGTTTGTGACCAGCGCCCTTCTGGCTGGGCAAGGGCGGTTCTCAGACGCGGCAAAGTCCGTAAAGGACTACTTCATTGATGCCTACGACACCGCGAAGGGAACGCTGGACAAGATCAACAAGCTCTACATGGACCCGAAGTCCTTCGGCACGCAATGGACCTTCACGCCGCCCAAATTGACCGATCCTGGGTTCTCGCTAGCGAAACTGCATGAACGCGATGCGGCGGCTGCCAGGGCACACCAAAAGGCAATCGAGGATGCAAAGCGCTCTTACGAAGCGATGAAGCGCGAGGCTGCTCAAATCTTTGAACAGACCCGCACGCCGCTCGAGGCATACCAGGCAGAAATCAAGAAGCTGAACACCCTTCTGGAAAAGGGACTCATCAGCCACGATACCTATGCTCGCGCGGTCAAGCAGCTGCAGGATGAATTCGCCGACACGGCCAAGGTTGCGGATGAAACCGCGAAGAAGATCGAGGACTCTTTCACCAGCGCCTTTGATAGCTGGATCGACCAGGCGATCGACGGCACCTTCAATCTCAAGAATGCCTTGAACGACCTTCTGGGCGATCTGACCAAGCTGCTCTTGCATCAGGCATTCCAGTCGCTGCTCAATCCGGATGTTGCGCCTTCCCAGCAGGGCGGTGGCGGCCTGTTCGGGATGATCGGCAACCTGATCGGCGGGCTGTTTGGCACGACGTTATCGTCGCTGTCGGGCCCGCAATCGGTGAGACCGAGCGAAACAGCCGGTCGGAACGGTGTGTCGAAACTCGTCCTCGAATACCGCAATGCTCCACCCCAGGTGGAACAGCGGCGCGGGGCAGATGGCAATCTCGAATTGGTGGTGCGCGAAATGGTGTCAAACGATATTGCATCGGGCCGCCATGACAACGCGATGATGCGCTTCGGCCTCAGGCCGTCGCCGAAGGTGCGCTGATGCCAGCCTGGCCCGTAACGGTTCCATCTGCGCCGCTCATCGGCACGCTGCAGATTACCACCGAGGATAACCTGATCCGGTTCAAACCGGACAATGGCCCGGCCCAGACGCGGCGCCGCTACACCTCCAAACAGCGGAACTATGCGTTTGAGCTGCTGATGTCGTCAGCGCAACTCGCCACCTTCGAAACCTTTGTGGCAACCGATATAGCCGACGGTGCGCTGTCATTCACGTTCCCGGATCCCGTCGACAACGTGACGCGGGATTTCCGGATGGAGGCTCCGCATCAGATCGCCGGGGTCGAGGCGATCGGCTATTGGCGGATCGGCCTCACGCTGTCGCGGATGAGCTGACGTCATGCTGACGCCCCTTCAAAAAACGTGGCTGCTGGCGCCGAGCAGCAGCGATCCGGTCCTGTTCCTGCTGACGCTGTCGTCGCCGGAGACGGGCTTTGTCCGCCTGGTACTGAACACCGCAGACGTTACCAGTCGGGGCGAGACCTTCCGCGCGGCCTATTTTGAGATCGACTGGATCAGCGATACCGATGCGCCGCCGCGCGCCAGGCTCACCATTCCGAATGTTAACCAGGAGGTGGGCCGCATCGCCGCCCGCATCACCGGCAATCCGGAGGTGTTGATCGAGGCGGTGGCAGCCAGCTCCCCGGATGACGTCATCGCGGCCGCACGGCGGCTTGAACTGCGCGGCATCACGCTGTCGGCGCTTTCTGTCTCGGGTGATCTGGCACGGCGCGACTGGGGAACTGAGCAGACCGGCACAATCCGTGTGCTGCCCTCGAATTTTCCAGCACTGTTCGCGCGACGGGTATCTTGATGCATTGGGCTGACCGCTACGTGGGCCTGCCGTTTCTCAAGGGCGGGCGGGATCGCACGGGCGTCGATTGCTGGGGCCTTGTGCGGCTGGTGTGGGCCGAATGCTGCGGCATCGTACTCCCGCGCTATGACAGCGGCGACCCACAAAGCCTCTTCCCGGCTGACAGCGGGGCCTATGCGGCCCCGATCGCAGCGGCGGACGTGCGCCCCTTCGATGCCGTGATGATGAATATCGCAGTGCGCAAGGGCCTCGCCTGGGAACTGGCTGAAACGCACATTGGTATTGCCGTGACCCCGCGGCGTGTACTGCACATTTTTGACGGCCACGAGTCGCGCATCGATGACATTGGCCCCCTCCAAGTGACCCGCTTTCTCCGCCTCAAGGATATGCCGTGACCGCAACCGCAACCGCGCTGCTCAGGATGTCTCCGATCGACCCGCCCGCGCTGTTGCTGCCGGTCGAGGGCGCCCTGACAATCCGCGAAATTCTAGACCTTGCCGAAGCACCGGCGCATTTCGCTGAGTTCGGCATTGTGAAGGTCGGCGGTGAAATCATCCCATCAGCGTGGTGGGAATCGGTCCGCATCCGGCCTGATAGCGGAACACAGATTGAGCTGTGCGTGGTTCCTGGCACGAAGAGCCTGCTCACCACTCTGGCCACCATTGCCACGATTGTTCTGGTTTCGGCGATCTCGGGCGGGTTGCTGGCCCCGCTGTTCGGTGGGGCGTTCGCTGCCGGCACGCTTGGCGCATCGCTGGCCGCTGCCGGAGTGGGCCTGGCTGGCCAGATGCTTATCGGGTCTCTGTCAGCGCCCCCGGCTTCGGCCAACACCGACAATTCGTCGCGGCGGAAATCGCGCGCTGGTCTGGGGCAGGGTGGCATTTCGGTCAACTCGGTGGAGCCCTTTGCCCCGTTGCCGGTGATCCTCGGGAAAATGGGCCTTTCAGCTCCACTGTTGGCACCGCCTTACACCGAATTTGTCAACGGCGAGATCATCGCCAATGCCGTTGTTGGCGTGCAGGGCCGGTGCGCCATTTCGAACGTGTTGATTAACGGTCTCGACCCATCGCTCTTCACCAATCTCGAGATTGAGACACGTGATGGCGCCGACGGCGAAAGCCAGAGATCGCTGGCACGGTGGACGGTTCTTGAGGATCAGCCATCGCTGGCGATGTCGAAGTTCGACACAATCGGCAATACCGATCAGAACGACTGGCTGGCCGATCAGGCCACCCCCGCCAACAGCGTGGCCCGCTGGCACTATTTCAGCACCGACGGCGTGGCAGACGAGTTCAGGTTGCGCTGTGTGATGTCCGGGCTTGCGGTCAGCGATATTCCGAACGCCCTGGCAGCGATGGCAATCCGCGTTGAGGCCCGGCGGGTCGGTGATACGACCTGGCGGAAGTTCCCCACGGCGCATGTCTACGACAAGACGGCAGGGCGCCAGCCATCGCGCTTCGAAATGACCTTCAAGTGGTCAGCGCCGAAGAACGGACGGCACCTGGTTGCGGCATATCCGACGTTCGACATGTACTATCTCAGGTCGGTGACGGCCGAGTCAGCGTCGTTCCGCTATGATGCCGACGACTATTTCAAGGGCGGGCCGCTGAGCGGCGGCTTCATCCCGACGATGACCGGCTCGACGGGGTTCGGTTTCACGATCTCGGCGTCGTCAGCCACCAGCGGGTTCCCCGCATGGCAGGCGTGCGACCAGAATGAAACCACATATTGGCAATCGGCGGCGTTCTCGCTGCCGACGTGGCTCAAGGTCAAAACCAACGGGCCTATGCTGGCGCGTTCTTACGGCCTGGTGTTTGCATCTGGGGCAACAGCGCCGAATACGGCCGGGACATATTTCCTCCTGTGGGGCAGCAATGACGATGCCACCTGGGTGGAGCTGGACCGCGTCGATCTGCGGGGCGCTGAGACCTCCCACTATTACGGCCAGATCGACACGCCGCAGGCTTATACCTATTACCGCGTCGAATTTTTCGCCAACAATGGACAGTCTCAGGAACTCGTGATCGTGCGCGAGTTCAAGCTGTTCAGCGCCCCGTGCTTCGGTTCTGGCCGCGGTGACGGCGATGCAATCGCCGATACTGCCAACTGTGCATTATCGCCGGATGGCGTGACCTACTGGCTTGATCCAGACTATTCCTATGCGCCCTCACTCAAGTGGCCGCGCGGCGAATATGAATTCAGAGTGATGCGTTCATGGGTCTACCGCGTCGGAACTCTCGATAGTTCGACCTATGCCTATGATGGCAGTACCTCGCTCGCGTTCTTCTTCACATACGCGATGAGTGCCGGGCATGCTATCGTCTACGAAAGCCCGAAACGCCTGCTCGGTGACATGCAAATCGAGCTGGCCCAAACCAAGCGGTTTGAAGAACCATTTGACCCGACCGGCATTGCTCTGATCGCCATCCGAATCCCGAACGCCATATTGAATTCGATCTATGCGGAGTTCACCAGCTACGCCCGGGTTCTGTCTAGCAATGTGTGGCTTGACTACGAAACGCCGACGGCAAACCCTGCAGCGCTCTATCGCAAAATGCTGCTCGGTGGACCGAACCCGAACCCAGTTCCGGGCGATCTGATTGACGAGGATGCGATTTCGGCGTGGTTCGCTCGGTGTTTCACCAATGGTTATGAAGTCAACGCCGTGGTGGAGGGCGACCCGGTCGACGCCATTCTGCAGATGATTGCCTCCGCCGGGAATGCGTCGATGCAGCAGGGCGCGCTTTATGGCGTTGTGGAGGACTACGATACCTCCGGCGATCCGGTCGAAATGCTCCTGTCACCGAACAACTCGCGCGATCTCGGGACATCGATCATCCTGCCGCAGGCCCCGCACGCGGTGCGCGCATCGTTCAACGACGCCAGCGACAGCTTTCGTCTCAAACAGACGATCGTCTACCGAAATGGATTTTCGGCGCAGAACGCGACGTTGTTCGAGCAGCTCAGCTATCCCGGTCGCACCAGCGAGGCGCAGGTCATCGCGCGCGCCAGCTTCGATATGGCGCAGATCGTGGCGCGCCGCATGTCGCTTGGCCGAGAAGTTGGGATCGCTGGATATGCATTGCGGCGAGGCAGCATCGTTGGCGTGGCCGATGACGTGGTGGACCCGGTGGCCTTCGGGATCATTTCTGCCGTCACAGTGTCTGCCGGTAACATCACGGATATCACCCTCGACACGATCATGCCGTTCTCGACGCTGACCTCTGACATTGCAGCCGATGACGATGTGACGACGCTGGCCGATGTGATGAACCCTGCCATTCCCATGGCGATCTCTATCCAGATCGATGACGGAACGGTGGTGACGCTGGCAGTCGCAACCGTCACCGACAGCAACGTCGCCACACTATCCGTTCCGCTTGCCGTGGCGGGCAGCGGCATCGCCGCCGGGCAGATGGTGTCGGCTGGGGCTGCGGCAAAGACCTACCGCCGCTGCCGTGTCCTCGCCATCGAACCTACGGGCCTCGAAACCCGGCGCCTCACGTTGGTTCCGGAAGCCCCTGAATTGTTCGCCTGATCTGATATCAACGGAGTTGACCGAATGACCGTGACCCGCTTGCGCGCCGGAATGCTTGCGCTTGTCGCCGCCCTCGTCCTGGCCGCCGCCAGCACCTTCGCCGCCGTGGACAATGGCGTGTGCACAACTGCTGATAAGGGTGGTGTCGCCGGTGCGCCGTGCCCCGGGACGACGCTCATCAGCAATGCCAACGAGGAACTGTCGACGCTCGCCGGAAAATCGGTGACGACGCTGTCATCGGTCGCTGGCACCAATGCAATTACCGCCAACGCATTCCCTGGCCTCACTGGCTATACCGACGGCCAGACGTTCCTGCTCCGGCCGATCGCCACCAACACCGGGGCCGTGACGCTTTCGATCTCTGGCGTAGGGGCAAAGCCGTTGAAGTCTGCTGCGGGCGCGGCGCTGGGCTCCGGTGACGTGCAGTTCGGCACGCAGTACATCGTCAGCTACTATGGCGCGAATGACGAATTCCGCGTTCTGACCAATCTCGGCACCGGCACGGCCTCTGCGTCCAGCCCATACGTGACCGTCGGCAACGTGGCGGGTCTAACCGCAGAGCGAGCGATCACGGCGGGGCCTGGCTTGATCGGCACCGATGGCGGGGGGAATGGCGCCTATACACTGGGTGTCGATACCAATGCCATCTCGAATTCGATGCTGCGGCAGAGCGCGGCGCAATCAGTGATCGGCCGCAGCGGCGGTGCAGCAGGCAACGTTGCCGATATCACCGCAACCGCCAACGGCCAGATTCTCTACCGCAACACCGGGGGCGCGGTGGTGTTCGGAACGCCGACGGCTGCGAACATCGCCAACGCTCCGGCAGGCGCTGTCGCGGCGTCGGATGTGCAAGCGGCTATCACCGAGCTGGACACCGAAAAACAGCCGCTGGACAGCGACCTGACCGCATTGGCGACGCTCGCCGTCACCGGCCTCTATGTGAACACCGGCGTCGGTACCGCGACGGCTCGCACACTGACCGGCCCCGCCGCTGGCATCACGGTGACGAACGGTGACGGCGTTGCGGGAAACCCCACACTGGGGCTGTCGAACGATCTGGCGGCGGCGGAGGGCCTCGCCACCACCGGCATTGTGCGGCGCACCGCCGCTGATACATGGTCAGCCGGCACGGCGGTGGCGGGCTCTGAAATCGCCACCAATACCGTCACTGATACCAACCTGCGCCAGGGGGCTGCGGCGTCCGTTGTCGGGCGTTCAGCGGCCACAGTAGGCAACGTGGCAGATATCGCCTCAAGCGCAGATGGCCAGGTGCTGCGGCGCACCGGCGGCGCGCTCGCCTTCGGCACGCCAGCGGCCACTGAAATCTCGAACACGCCATCCGGCACGATCGCCGCCACCACGGTGCAAGCGGCCATCGACGAGGCCGTCTCTGAGGCCCAGCCGATCGATAGCGATCTGACAGCGCTGGCGGGCAATGCCTCGGCGGGCCTGTGGGCCTCGACGGCGGTGGGCAGCGGCGCGGCCCGCACCCTCACGGCCCCAGCGGCTGGCCTGACCATCACGAACCCTGCGGGCACCGCAGGCAATCCGACGTTCGCGCTGGCCAATGATCTCGGGGCGCTCGAGGGCCTCGGTGCAACGGGCTTTGGCGTGCGCACCGCCGCCGACACATGGGCCCAACGTACCATCACCGTCGGGACGGGCGTGGCCGTAACCAATGGTGACGGCGTGGCGGGCAATCCGGCCTTGGCGCTCGACTACAGCGATGCCGGCGCAGATCCCGCTCTGGCGGCTGACCAGTGCCGCTTCACCACCAATGCAACCGTGGGCGGGCACATCGTCTGCGAAGGCGATACGGCGGATACATTCGAAACCCGCATCGCCATCACGGACCCGACCGCTGACCGCACGATGACGATTCCTAACGCTGACTCTGTGGCGGTGCAGCCGTTCACCTGCGGCTCGACGGACAAGATTTCCTCGATCTCGGCCGCGGGGGTGGTGACCTGCTCGGCCGACGCTGGCGGTGGTGGTGGTGGCACGCCCGTCCAGATCAACACTGCGGCTTCGGCGGCAGCGAATTTCAACGATACATCACCGGCCGCGCCTGCGGGTTCGCTCAACATCAAATGGCAGCGGACGGCGGGTTCACCCGACTCGATCTCCGCTTATGCCCAGGACGTGGTGCAGGGGCCTGCTTCGGCCACCGACACGGCGATTCCCGTCTATAACGGCGCAACCGGCAAGCTGATCAAAAACAGCGGCGTAGGGATCACGTCGGCCAACGAACTTGCGCTGCCGGATGTGACGTCGCCGACCACACCGGCCACCGACACGCTCGACCTCTATGGCGTCAAGCGCGGCGGGCGCATGCTGGCCCATGCGCTGACGGCCAACCATATCGCCGATCCGCTGCAGCCCAGCCTCGCGTTTCTCAAAACGGCGCGATTGAACGCCACAGGCAACAGCACCGTGCTTTCTGCGGAAGGGTTTCTGAACCTGACCGTGGTCGGTACGCCAACCATCCGCAACGTGGCATCGACGAACCTGTTCACCCGCGTGCGCCGCCTCGGCTATGTGTCGGTCGCTACCGCGGGCGGCCTTGCCGACGTCTATTCGACGGCGGCTCAATGGACCATCGGCGACGGGTCTGGCCTTGGCGGGTTCTTCTTCGCCGTGCGTTTCGGCACGTCGGACGCAGCAACGGTCAGTGGTGCCCGCATGTTCGTCGGGATGCGTAACGCCGTGGCGGCGCCCACCAACGTTGAGCCAAACACGCTGACCAATGCTGTCGGCGTCTGCCAGCTCTCGACGTCCACGAACCTCCAAATTTGCTACGGCGGTTCAGCAGCGCAAACGGCGATCGACCTCGGCGCCAACTTCCCAGCGTCCACGCTGTCGGCGGATATGTACGAGGTGATCTTCGACGCGCCTCCGAATTCGCAGGTGATCAATTACGAAGTGAAGCGCTTGGGAACGGCGTTCGTGGCAACAGGCCAGCTCACCGGCACGGTAGGAACGGTCATCCCCGCCGCCACCACCTTCGTGAGTCCTGTGTTGTGGCGGACGAATAACGCGACGGCCCTCGCGGTCGGCCTCGATCTCTCGACGCTCTACATCGAAAGCGACTACTGATGGACCCGCTGCAGACCTACCTCGGTATCAAGGCCGGACACTTCATCGCTGGCGTGGCCGGCGGCATGGTGCGCGCGCTTCTTGCGGGGGGCGGGTGGTTCTCCGCCTTCACGTCCGTGCTCATCGGCAGCTTGACGTCGAGCTATCTCACGCCGACCGTCTTTTCCTACGTGCAGATGTTTCCGTTCCGGATCGACGAACACGCCACAGGCTTTTTGATCGGCCTCACGGCGATGCTGTTATGCGAGGGTGTGATGCACCGGGCCCGCGCATGGAAGAAGAACCCGGTGCTCCCGGGTGTCCCGTGATTAGGCCCCGTTACGGGTGGACGAAAACGCTGCTGATGGCGATTGCCTGGGCCACGCTCACGCTGTGGCTGGCGAACCGCATGGATGCCGTCAGCACCATTCACACGATCTTTCATCGATAGGAGAAGCTCATGCTTCCGAAGACCTATGCCTGGCTCTTGAGCGAGCCCGGGCCGAGACTGCTTGTCGAATTCATCAAGGTGTACGGAACCGCTGAGGTGAAAGGGCCGGGGTCGAACCCGACGATTCTGCAGTGGGCAAAATCCATCGGCCTCAAGTCGTCCTACAAGGATGACGCCATCGCGTGGTGCGGGCTCACGATGGGCTATGTCGCGGCACAGGCGGGCTGGGACCATGCGCCCAATGGCAATGCCCTGTGGGCCCGCAACTGGCTCGATTGGGGCCGGAAGGTTGACGTGCCCGAACTTGGCAACGTGCTGGTGTTCTCCCGCGGCAATGCCGGCCATGTCGGCGTCTATGTGGGCGAGGACAAGGACGCATATCACGTCATCGGCGGCAACCAGGGCGACCGCGTGTCGATTGCCCGCAAGCCGAAGAACCGCCTGCTGGGCGCCCGCGAGTGCCCGTGGCGCATCAACAAGCCCGGCAATGTGCGCCGGGTGTTCATCTCCGCCAGCGGCGCGCTGACCGGATCGGAGGCGTGATCATGGCCGAACCCAAAGGGTGGATGTGCCCGCAGTGCGGTAAGGCGCATGGTCCGCACATCGATACGTGCCCCACGCAGACAGTGAAGCAGGGCGGTGCCCCGCTGCGCCACGATCCTGCATTTTATCCGTGGGCGAACCCGCCCGACTTTTATCCGCCCATCATCACCCCTGTGCGCCCATGGCCTTCCAAAGACGTCGAGTGGACTGCCGCTGCGTGCCGGGATCCAAACATCGTGACACTTCTCTCAAACTAACCCCGCGCCGGCGGCTCCGGGAAATCTCTGAAAGGACAGACTATGAAACACCACTTTCTCGCGGCGGTGGCGTTCGCCGCATTTCTGACTGCTTCCCCGTTGCTGGCTTTTGCCGACGCTGCAGCAACCACCGTCTCAGTTCCGGCCGGTCAGTGGGTCTCCGACATGGCGGCCTTTGCAGGCCCGCTCGTGGCCGCTCTGGCCCTGTGGCTGATCCGCAAGCTGCCGGCGCAGGTCGCCTCGCTGCTCATGTCGATGCGGGTTGACCAGCTGCTCAACAAGGCGATTGCGTATGCCGTCAACAGCGTTCGGGACGCGACCCATGACAAGCCGCTGTCCATCGACGTCGGCAATGCTGTTCTGGCTGAGGCCGTGCAATACGCCATCAACCATGGGCCCACCGGCCTTATCAACTGGATGGGTGGCGAGGCGATGATCCGCGAGAAGATCCTTGCGCGGCTCAAACTCGACGCCCAGGCGGCTGTTCGATGAACTGGGCGGTCTGGGTGGTTCTGGCAATCGCCGGAATCATCCTCTGCATGTCAGCCGCGATTGCCGGCCGCTCGCCGCGCTTCTGGTACGGCATGGGCCAGATCGTGATCGAGGAGGGCCTGCCGAAGGCCGGAGCGCTGTGGAAGGCTTACAAGGCCCGCCACACCGATGCTGAATGGAAAGAGATCCGCGATAAGTGGGACCGCGAAAAGCGCCCCAATCGCTGAACGATGAATGAGCGCCCGCCGCAAGGCGGGGGCCAGGATGTCTCACCATCCTCGCCGGAAGCCGAAACTTCCATGACCTTGACCGGCCGCGCCGCGGCCACCCCGCCCCGCTGGC